CCCTACCGACCCCAACGACACTGAAGGCTGGGCGAGGGTCTATGAGAAGTTGGGCGTTCCCAAGGACGTATCGGGCTACGATCTCTCTAGCGTTAAACTCCCGGATGGTTCCGACCTTGACGCTCCTTTCGCTGACTTCGCCAAGAAGACTGCTGCGGAACTTCACCTATCTCCGGCTGCGGCTGCTAAGCTAGCATCGGACGTGGTGAAGTTCGCTGCTAGTCAGGAAGCCACTGACACGGGCGAACGCGCCGCCTTGCTGGCCACGCAGAAGGACAGTCTCAAGACTAACTGGGGTAGCCAGTACGAGGCTAACCTGTTTGTCGCCACACGTGCGGCGCAAGTTCTCGGCGTGACCCCGGAAGCGGTCGCGGCCCTGGAGAAGGAAGTCGGCTACGACAAGGTGATGGAAATGTTCCGAACCATCGGAACGAAGATCGGCGAAGATAAGTTCGTCTCTAACCAGAACCCCGCCATACCTGGCGTGATGACCCGTGAACAGGCTGTCGCTCGGAAGGGCGAACTTATGGCCGATACACAATGGCGTGATCGCTATATGGCTGGAGGCGCGGCTGAAGCTCGCGAGATGACGGGCCTTAATAAATTGATTGTGAGTTCGTGATGGCGAAGCATTGGATAGCAGGCGCGATCAAGCACCCTGGCGCTGAGAAAGCTGCTGCGGCTAAGGCCGGAGAGAGCACACATGCTTACATGGAGCAGCATAAGAGTGACCCTGGCACTGCGGGTAAGCGGGCGCGCTTAGGTCTCACGCTTAGCAAAAATGCGTAAGAAGTAAGCCTCTTGACGCGATCACGAAAACGTGATCATATGTGATTGAAATTAGGCCCCCGGAATGGACACGGCCGTAGGTGTTCAACTTTTTGTGAGATATATCCATGGCTGATCCGGGCCTTATCGATCTCTTCACGACCCAGTTCTCTACCAATCTCGAACTGAAGCTCCAGCAAATGGGCTCCAAGCTTCGTGGAAAGGTGCGTGAGGGCTTCCACGTCGGCAAGCAAGCTTCGCCGATCAACCAGATTGGTGCCATCCAGTCGATGGCTCCAGCGGGTCGCTTCGCGCCCCTCAATCGGGTTGACCCCACGTTCACTCGTCGGTGGGTATTCCCGACCGACCGTGAACTTCCCCAACTGATCGACAGCTTCGATACGCTCCGCACCATCGTGGACCCCAAGTCCGAGTATGTGCAGAATGCTGCGATGGCTTTTGGTCGTGACTGGGATGACAATTTGATCGCGGCCTCCTTCGGTACGTCGCAGACCGGCGTTGACGGCGCGGCTTTCTCGGCCGAGACCTTCAATACCTCCAGCACTGTGGCAAACGCGGGTTTCACCGTGGTTGAGACTTTCGGGTCGACTTCCAATTCCGGCCTGACTGTCGCCAAGTTGATCGAAGCTCGGCGCACCTTCCGCCACTACCACGTCGATCTCGATAGCGATCCTGTTACCCTAGTGATTGGTTCGCAGCAAGAGAGCGATCTGCTCAATCAGGTCCAAGTCGTGTCCAGCGAGTTCAACGAGCGCCCTGTGCTTGTCGAAGGTCGCGTGACCCGCTTCATGGGCTTTGATATCGTGGTGTCGGAACGTCTCACCGTCACATCCAGCGCACGCCAGGTTATCGCCTTCGCGAAGTCCGGCCTCTACCTTGGTATTTGGCGCGATGTGTACAACCGCATCAGTCAGCGCAACGATCTGTCCAGTGAACCCTGGCAGGTTTACTCCAGCCACACTTTTGGTTCGACCCGCACTCAGCCGGGCAAGGTGCTTCAAATCCTTTGCTACGACCAAGGCGGCGCGGACATCACCCCGTAAGGAACCTGACGAATGGTTGATACCCTCAAGTCCCAGTCTATCCACAACCTCGACGGGGACGCTTCTTCGCTGCCGCAGGCAAACATTTTCACGCAGAACAATGCGGGTGCCGGGGCTCCTGGCCTTCTGCGCTCTGTCTCTGATTTCGTGGCGATGACCGCGGCGGGCCTTGGTTCTACGTCTTCGACTTACAAGCTGGTACGTCTGCAATCGGACGTGATCTTGAAGTCGCTGAACCTGATTTTCTCGACCCCGCCTGATACCGGCGGCGGTTCGGATACTCTGGCTCTCGACGTCGGCGCGTACTACAGCGACAGCACGACTGACGGCACCTCTTCGGCGAACCAAGGCACAGCTATTTCGGCCACCTCGTTTGCTTCGGCCTTCCTGGTCACCGCAACGACTGGTGCCAAGGGCGTCAAGAACAACGTGCTGCTGAACATCAATCCGAACCTGTTCAATTCTCCCCTGTGGGTGGCGCTTGGTCTCTCGGCTGATCCCGGCGGTCAGATCGACGTCGTGGTCGCGGTTCACACCGTGGCGGATGCGGCTGCCGCAGCGGTGATGTATTGCGAAGCCAGCTACGCCCTGTAACCATTGGGGTGCGACGCGGCCCTCTTGTTGAGGGCGCGGCCATCCTGCCCGGCCGTTGCGCCTCCTTCGGCGGCTGGGCGAACTTTAGGAAACGGTAATGACGAGTGCATCTTGGTCAACATCGCGCGGCGCTCTTGAGTTCAACGTGTCCGGCTCGGGTTCCCAGCCGATCACGGAGGGAACGAATGCGCCTGGCGCTGGTGATATCGAGCTTCGCGTCAACCTTGCCGCCAACATGACGAAGCGCGAAATTAAAGAAGCGGTGGATGCGTTCTATCGGTTCCTAAGTGACGTGAACTTCTCTACGTCTGTACCACTCTAATGCGGGGCCAGGAAGGCGTTGTCTTCTGCGCGAACGCTGCGGCGGGAACCTACGGCCTAACGGCGCAGGCGGCTCCCCCATACGCCAGCGGGATGCAGGGTGGCTCTTATCTTCTGCTTGTCTCCTGCACTGGTACGCCTTCTGCCCAACTGCAAACTCAAGACCCCTCTGGCAACTGGATCAATGTCGGGACTGCGATCACGACTTCTGGTGGCGGGTCTGAGGTTGTTCAGCTTCCTCCTGGCACTGTGCGGGTCGTGATCTCGACTTCAACTGCCAACTACGCTAGTATGGCCAGGATACCAACTGACTAACCGCGGAGTCTCCCATGCCCGAACCGTTCACGACCAATGTGGACATAGCAAACCGGGCACTCCAGCATTGCGGTGCCACCCGGATCATTTCATTCCAAGACGATAGTAAGAATGCCTCTTCGGTGGCTTTCTGCTATGACAAACTCCGCGTAGCCGAATTGCGTAGGAATGTCTGGCGCTTTGCCACTCGGAAAGTCATCCTCCGTCCAATTGAAACCAACATATACCCCAGCACCCAGGTGCCGCCGCTAGCACCGACGATGATCTTCGTCCCCGCGGTATGGTCAGCTGAAAACACCTATGTTATCGGATCGGTAGTTTCCTATAACGGCATTCTCTATCAGGCGAACGCTTCTGTGACTACAGGTGTAACGCCCGGAAATGGCGTGCCATGGGAACAGTATTTTGGTCCTATTACGGTTTCGTGCTGGAGCACTACGATCACGTTCCCGCTGAATTGGCTTGTCGGCACCGTCTATGTCCAGGGGAACCAGGTCATTGCCGAGGACGGAAATGTTTATACGGCTACGCAGACGACTGTAGCTAATGACCCAGTGACGGATGGTGGCGTGAACTGGATTGAGGGCGGCCCACCGACTGCACCCACCACTAGTTTCTTCGCGGGCGAGTTGGTGTACAATCCGGTCGCCAGCAATCCTGGCATATACATCTCGCTTCAGAGCGGGAACACTGATCTCCCCGGCATCTGGCCTGCTTGGGTCTCGACCAACATCTACAAGCTGAATGATCAGGTCATCTACCAGGGCGTGGTCTACCAGTCGGCTCAGGACATGAATGTGAATAATACGCCTACCGGCTTGGGTCCATGGATCTTTCAGCCTGGGTCTCAGACCGACTTTATGACTGGGCTCAACTGGCTACAGTTGGGAACAGCCACCGTTCAGTCGCTTACCTTGGTCTATCCAGTTGGCACCGGCCCAGCATCACAGGTCTCTAGCCGGAATGTCTTCATGCTACCCAACGGCTTCTTGCGCCAGGCTCCTTCCGACCCGAAGGCCGGTTCTCAGTCCTATCTCGGATCGCCAATGGGTCAACTTCGCTACGAGGACTACGAGTTCGAGAACAACTTCTTCACGTCCGCGACCGCTAACCCGGTCATGTTGCGCTTCGTGGCGGATATAGCGGACATATTGGAGATGGACCCCATGTTTTGTGAAGGTCTTAGCGCGCGCATTGCTACCGAAATCGTAGAAGACCTGACCCAATCGGAAGGCAAACTCCAGGCTATTGGAGCCCAGTACAAGGAGTTTATGACCGAAGCCCGCGTGGTTAATGGCATCGAGACCGGCGCGACAGAGCCCCCGATGGATGACTATTTGGAATGTCGTTTATGAAGACTATTGCGCTTTTCATCTGTAGCCTCGTCTGCGGCGCGGTCTTCTTTGTGGGGGTAGTGATCTTCTGCATCCGTGACTTTCTGAACCGGAGGTTCTGATGGGTCGCGGCTCTTACGCACGCACCTCTTTCCTTGGCGGCGAGTGGTCTAAGACCGCTCAAGGACGCGCCGATAAGGAAGAGTACGTCACGGCCATGGATAAGTGCTTCAATGCTCTGCCGGTTGAGCAGGGGGCCTGCACACGCCGCCCAGGAACTATCCAACTCGGCACCACACGCAATGGCGTACCCGGCGTGATCCGCTCCTTTGATTTCCTCCAGTCCGTGCCGTATTTGATGGAATTTACGCCGGGCTTCATGCGCCTGCACAGCGGCGCATATACCGCGACCGAAAATGAACAGGCGATCACGGTGGTCACGCCAAACACTGGGCCGCCGATATCGGCCACGATCACCACCAGCGCGCCGCATGGTTGGAGTGTCGGAGAACAGGTTCAGGTTCGTATCATAGGGGCACTCGCTGGTCCCCTGTACAATGTTGCACCGCTCCTTGGCCGCCAGTTCATAATCACCGCGGTACCTACCACGAGTTCGATCACTATCGTGGATAGCATCTTTGGCACCTTTGACGCCACTACGGTTGTTCTTGGAACGAATGATCTTGGCATTAGCCGGGTTGTTGAGTTCACGGTGCCGTACCAGTCGGCCGACCTGACAAATCTGCGGGTTGTGCAGAACGATACTTACGCTTTCATTCTCTGCGCTGGTTATCCCGCTCTGGTGCTTCAGCAACTAACACCGCCGATCTCAGACAGCGATGGTGATCCAGTGGATTTTGCCACCTTCAGTTTGACCACTGCTGTGTTCACTGACGGGCCTTATCTTGATCCACCTACAGACGGTAGTACGGTATCCGCCGGGTCTTCCGGTCCTGGCTCCGTCACGCTCACCTGGTCTTCAACCAATTCGATCAATAACGGCCAAGGGTTCACGTCCGCGGATGTGGGTCGGTTCGTACGCTTGTTCAGCCAGCCGCTTCCATGGGTCTCCACTACGGCGTATGCCGTTGGCCAGACAGCCCTCTATCAGGGAAGCGCTTTCACGGCCTCCGCGGCGTCCACGAATGAGCAGCCGGATATCAACCCGCTGACCTGGACGATCAACCCTACCGGCCTGGCCTGGACCTACGGTCCTATAACCGCGGTCTCGTCGAATAATGTGGTCGTCGTTGATATCGTCCCGAGCTATAATGATGCCTATGGCAACCCCCAGGCAAGCGGTGCGCTGCTTTACGGCACGACACCCATGTCGATCTGGCAACTCGGCGTGTACACAGGAACGACGCAACCCGCGGTCGGCACCTTCCACGAGGGGCGCGTGTGGTTCTCTGGCGCGCTCCCGAACCGCTTCGATAGCAGTATGAGTGATCTCCCGTTCCAGTTTAGTCCTACCGATCTCTACGGGAACGTGGCGGATAACAACGGGATCAGCGAGACCCTGGAGGCGTCGGAAGTCAATGCGATCTTCTGGATGATCCCGTATCACGAGAGCATCGTCATGGGCACGCAGGCGGGCGAGTGGGCGATCCAGGCTTCGGCCCTGAGCGATCCTCTCACCCCAACGTCTATCCAGGCTCACCGCCGCACTAAGTATGGTTGCGAGAACGTTGATGCGGTTATGCCAGGCATGTCGGTTGTCTTTGTGCGTCGCTATGCCAAGAAGTTGACTGAGCTTGTGTCGGATGTGTACTCCGGCAAAATCACTGGCATGAACCTGAGCCAGAATGCTGAACATCTGAGTGACCCCTCGGGGATCGCTCAGATTGCCTATGTGCAGGAGACGACACCGATCATCTGGAGCCGCATGAACGATGGCACTCTTGCCTCTATGACCTATCGTCGCGATAGCCCCTTTGGCACTCAGGCCGCCAGCTTCTTCGCCTGGGCACCACATGCCCTGGGCACCGGCCGCACTGTGTTGAATATCCAGAGCGGTCCTGCCCCCGGCGGAGAGCAAGATGCACTGTCCCTATTGACGCAAGACCCGGCTACGAGCATATGCTATATCGAGATCATGACCAATATATTCCTGGAGACTGACACTATCGAGAATGCCTGGTTTGTGGACGGGGGCGGAAATACCGTCGGTGCGGATATTCTGACGGTGGGCGGCGTTCTCGTGATCCAACTCTACGGCTTCTGGTATGTCGTTGGCGAGACGATCTCAGCGTTCATTAACGGGGTAGACTGCGGGGACTTTACCGTGCAAGCTAATGGGACTATACAAGTTCCTGCTTCACTCATAGGGCTCTAACATGGGCTATAAAACACCGATCCCGCTCTATCCCAATTACGTGGTGTCTGCGTCGGATAACTACGATACCGATATTGCGACAGCCCTTCAATCCGAGACGGGCCTCAACGTCGCCACGACTGATACCGCAGGCTTTGCCTGGGCCTACGATCCTATACGTCGCTGCTTCAACTACCTGTGCGGCTATTTCACTTACAATAGTAGCCCGCAGAACGTGACCAATGACACGGGCTTTACCGTGTTTGATGTGGGTGACAGCTATGCTAATGGCGCGGATTTCAATGCGCCGCCAACCGAACCTGTCTTCGTTATGAGCAAGAACCAAGACACCGGGGTCGTTACCCGCTACGACACGCGCGCTACACCTCAAGCGGTGATCCCTCCTGGTGTCGGCGCGATCTCTCTGTCGCTTTATCAGCCCGGCGGCTCCTACGAAGGTGCGCGCGTTGAGGTTGACCCAGCTAGTGGGTACTCTGTCGGCTGCCTGCTAGATGCGGGCGGCGGCGGCTCGGTAGTTCACGCACAGATCACCCAGTGGGGTGGCTCAATCGACACCATGCCGACCTTCACGATTGTCGGTGACGGGTCTGGAGCCTCAATCGCCACAACTTTGGTTGATCCACGGACGCCGAGTGACGGAACTTGGATACGGCAGACACGTGACCTGGTAACGCTCGACCCATCTCAGTATAATACTCCCGGCCTTACCGACCCCCGCTCTGGCGACTTTTGGGTTGCCGCGCCGAAGGGAGGTCTCTACAACTTCCGGCTTCAAGACAATTTCGCGCTTACCCTTGAAGCGGCGTATATGAGTATTCCCACGTGGGCGGACAATGCCTACACGAACCCGGTTCGCCTTTCCCCCATGGCGATGGATGACAACTGGGTCTATGGCTTAACATGGTATCAGTCCGTCCGCGACGTGCAACAGAACCGTCTTGTTCTGGTCCCGCGCCAGCAAACTCCGCTAGAGATTTCGGCGGATAGCAAACTCCCATATGTGATATGGTACGATAATGTTTGTAACGACGACTATGCGTCGCTTATCACTTTTGGATCGGACGGCGCTGCTTACGTCTTTGGCTGGTATTACCAGGGATTATCGCCGAACTGTTTGCTTCAGTTCCGTCTTTGTCAGATCAGCCCTCCGCCAGTAAGCCTCGGAGGCCTGGGTACTAATCTGTCAGGAGGCTATATTGACGTGACACCGTGGGCTGCACTTTCTACTGGCCCTAACGCAGATGGTCTAGCGGGAGCCCCGCTGGATAATGATACTGTCTTTGCTGGAGCGGACGGGGGTTTCATCCGATGGATGCGCCTACCGTTGACTAATCAAGGTGTAGCATTGGAGATCATACCTACAGTCGTCACGGCAACCAACTCGGACACCTACAACACTAACCTGATCTCCTGCACGTATGTTCAGTTCGGGGATATGGCTTACGAACACTACACCGGCATCCTAGGCCCCATGCTGACGAGTACCTATACTTCAACGCTGGTAGCGGCTGATGCTGCGTATGTCGTTCTTGGTATCCGGGAAACCAACTCTTATCTGGCGCGCCACAACTTCGTATTCCCAGGCACGGACTACACGACCTATTGGTTCCAGGTAGTCTTGGCAACTGCTCCGGGTGGGGTTGCTACTGATGTGCAGAAGATCGTCTTCATGCAATACAAGTTTGTCTATGGACAAGCGCCGCAACTGGTGCAAATTCTGCCAGAGGATAGTTATGACAATGCGAACTCCGCTTTCGGTACAGCTATTGATAATGCGCTGGTGATCGCCGCTGTCACGCCTAAAGCTGTACCACCCCCTGTCGAGGGGTACATTTGGCCGCTCGACTTCAATGCTTATCCTGGAGTGTACGATCCTCTCACGGATACCTTCTGGTTCAATGGGGTTCATGTGCAGAGTTCTGGTCCGAACACCGCGCAACCCGCGGGGTATGACAATGCGATCCTTGTGAACTCAGCCCTGGCCTATCGTACGGAGTATAACACCTTCGATCCGGCTATCAATTATAGCGGGGTGACGCCCCCGTTTGTCCAGTTCACTGCTTCGCCACCGACAAACTTGAGTGTCTCGGCCGGTCGCACTTACACAACGTCTGTGCGCTTGACACGGCCTATAGCCAATCAAGAGGCGTGGACCCAGGGTCCGGCGCTGGGCAAGACCAGGCGCACGCACCAGTTCTCCGCGCTTCTTGTGCAGACCCAAGGGATCAGCTTCGGGATTGATGAAGAGCCCCAGCGTCCGGCGAACTTCACAACTCGTGGTGGAACACCCATTCCGCCAACGACCTTGTTTAATGGGGTGTATTGGAATACACTGGAGGCCGATTACAACTACACCAATATGCTGGCCTGGTCGATCACTCGTCCCTATCCCGCTACAGTGGCCATGATGGAAGGCCACATAGAAACACAGGATCGTTGATATGAGTTTCAACTTCGGTGATGCTGGCGGCGCGGTCTCTGATATCTTCGGCGCTATGGGGGATATGTCTGAGGCATCAGCCTATGGACAGGCTGCGAAGTATGCCACGCAGAACGCGCAACTTGAACAGACTTCGACACAAATCCAGGAATTCCAGGCTAACCGCGCAATCACCCAGTCGATAGGGGCGACCCAAGCTGCTACCGCGGGAGCCGGATTTACCCAAGGCGGATCGTCTGGTGATATCCTGCGGTCGAGTGCGGCGCAGGGGGGTTTGACTAAGAACCTCATCTCAATCCAGGGTCAAGTGAACGAGAACGGTTATCTGGAGCAAGCATCCCAATTCAAGGGGATGCAGAGCGCCGCGCAAGCTGCTGCTGGTGGTGGTCTGTTTGGTGGGCTTCTAAAGGGCATTGGCGCTATAGCATCGATAGCAGCGATTTGATATGCCAGAACTTCCTTCCAACATCCCCGAGTTTACCAATCCGATAGACCGGATCACGCCCAGCGACCGCGGCATCCAAGGCGCTGAACTGGCTGGGCGTCGTATTGGCTCGTTCTACCACCAGATAGGTGAAGACGTTGGTGGTGCGGTCACAACGCTGGGCGATCAGTGGCAGCAACACCAAGATCAGCAAGCTCTGGTTCATTATACCACGCAAAGCGCGCAACACGACGCAAATTATGAACTGACTAATAACCAGTATTTTAATACCCCGGACCCGGATCATCCTGGTCACACGATGGGCGAACGTCCTGATGCAGCTATACAGCGCTATCAGGACTGGAAGACTAGCAACGATCAGCTAGTAGAACAAGCAACCAAGAACATGACGCCCGCAATGGCTGCGCGTGTTCAAGAGCATGCCGCAGAGCGTGAAGCTACAACTCAAAAGAATTATCTCGCTGATCAGGTTTCGCTAGATAAAGCCACTTCCGTTCGCAATACGAACTCTATTATTAGCTCGGCCGCGGCTCAGGTTTACGCTAATCCTGCGAACTTCGATGCGGCATTGCAGAATTTCCAAGACAACTTAGACGCGGCTTATGGACCTGCGAAGAACTCGAACTTCGCCGGAGCTACAGAAGAACAAGCTCGTGTCGAGAAGTCAGCGACTGGTGGTATCGTTAAAGCAGCTGTCATGGGGTACGTGAATGCGGGCCAGTACGATGCGGCTAAAGCTTTCCTAGATAATCCTAAGTACGATAGCGTGTTTGGAGAAGATCGCCCCGAACTTGAAGGCTACCTCGCTAAGCAGCAGGAAGAACATCAGGCTCAAGTTGATGCAAAAACGCGCTTCGACCATGAACAAGCCGGGTGGCAGTCACAAGATACCGCGGGTAAAGCCATGGATGATGCTTTGCAAGGGAAACCCTGGTCGTCAATCAAGCTAGCTCAAGCGGGACTGCGCCCAGAAGATAGCCGTGGAGTATTCGACTTCAACCGCAAGATTGCTGAACCAGACCCAGTGCAGGAAGAAGGCTACTTCAAAGAAGGTTATGCTGCTGTCATGGCCGCAGCCGCTGCTGGGAAGCCGATGGATACCGCCGCAATCATTCGTCATATGGGTGGTGCCGGACAATCAGGCTACTCGCCAGAACAAGCGCACATCCTTATGGAATTGAATAAGGATGTGACCGGCAAGACGTTGACGCCCGCTGATCGTCTCCTTCAGAAAGGCGCTACCGACAGCATCCGGGCGGAACTGCACTCATCGGCTTTTACCGCGGGTGCGACCCGCGTGGACGCGGCTGGAGACGCCGCCTATGAGGCCGCACTCCAGCATTACCTTCCCTTGGCTATAGCGGCAAAAGCCAACGGCGTGCCGACCGCCAATATATGGGATCGCACGGGTAAGGCAGAAGGTAGCGTCTTCGCCGCTTCTCCCTGGAACCCCGCTCAATGGAAGAGTGTCGGCTCTCAAGTCACCTCATCTCGGCCGCTCTCGACAAACGGCCCTGCTAAGCCTATGAGTATGGATGAACAGAGGGCCGCGGCGCGTAAGATCGCCGGGTTGCAGTAATGCCAGGACCGACCGATCTCTCCGGCCACCCGTGGAACGACTGGGATACAACCCCGGTTGCGCCCACTCAGGCTGCGCCCCCGCCTGCTGCTCCGCAAGAGACCTGGAATGATAAGGTCATCAAGATGCGTCAGGCGGGCATCTCGCAAGACGTGGTAGATGAGACCGAGAGCCAGGTCTATCAGAAGATGCATCAGGCTGGTATCTCCGATCAGGTGGCAGCTGAGACCCTGGGCGTCAAGCCGACTGACATTCCGACCATCGCCGGACGCTACAAGGCGCAGGACGTGGCATCGGGCGGTCTCGATATTCCGAAGACTTTGAGTACGGTAGCCGACGCTTTCATGTCTGATATGCGGAACCGGCAGCGTGAGGGGATTACCAGTATGGCGCTGGGTAGCCAAACGGGTTCAGCCGAGAACCTCAACCCACAAGAACAAGGTCCCCTCGGCGCGCTGGTTAATACGGGAATGTCTGCCGCCGAGGAAGTCGGGGGTGGCTTTACGTGGCTGTTTTCCGCACCTATTGCCGCGGTTGATGTGCTCGCGGGTCATCCTATCGCCAGAACTGTCAACGCGGGGCTGAAGGCGGCTGGCGTTCCAGATACGACCGCGAGCCTGCCCCGCGACGCCATAGGCGACGTGGCGTCGCAGATTGCGCCATTCATACCCCTGACCAAGCCCTGGCCACATGCCCTGGCCGAAGAGTATGTGAAGAGCGGGACTGACCCTGATGCTTTCCTAGCGGCTCAGCATCAGGCTATCCAGTCTGCCTCTGGCCATGCAGAGCCGCTGACACCCGAACAGACCCAAGCCCTGAAGGATAGTCTCCCGGCCCACACAGGTTTCCGGGACACGGCGATCCAGATAGCCGGTCCAGCGGCTTCCGTGAAAATCATTAACCGTATTCAAGAAGGACTTAAGCAACATTGGGTTGACACGGGCGAAACTCCCAACCTGGCCCTACATCGTGCGGATCAAGACCCGCACTTCCGCCAACAACTAATGAACGGGACGACCCTGGAACCGCCCGTGCCTGCCGGTTCTGCCCGTTCCACCCTGGAGAACGGAAGCCAACTTGTCGCGCCTCGACAAACTGTAACCGGCGACCCGTTCACCGTGGCTAAACAGGCGGATATCCTTCTGCCCCAAGAAGCCAGTGATGCGGTACGGCAATACTCTCTCGGCGGCCAGGGAGAAGCCTTGCAGGATGCTTTCGCGGCTCAACCAAGCTCCGCGGGGGCTGGAGTGCGTGCGCAGCTACGACAGGCTGCCCAGCCCATCCGAGATGCCCTACGCGCCGCCCACGGCCCCGTACTGACCCTTTATCGGCCAGCGGGGACTGCTGGTAATATCACGTCCTTCTCACTCGACGCAGCTACGGCGCTTCGCGCGGCGGGTGAAGGCGGCAAGATCGTCACCGAAAAAGTCCCAGTCGGCGACGTGGCATGGGCGACAGAGACCGGCGGAACACAGGAAATCCTGGTTCACACGGGGGAACAGGGTAAGCCCTTCTCCCTATCGAAGGCTGCCCCCGAGGCTGACACGCTGGCGCACGATCCGGCGAAGCCGGATGAAATTGTTCCTAAGCGAGTTGCCAAGCCTAAACCTCTCGAACCCCAAACAGACCCCCGCGCCACCTTGGCTGCGGTGCGTGCTGGCCCGGCGGACTGGCTTGAGAAGCAGATCGGTATGGGCGTTGATATCACCGGCGGTGCTCGCACGGCCGCACACAATGCCGCAGTTGGTGGCTCTCGCACTTCCGAGCATCTGTCCAACGCAGCCTGGGACTTCCGAGTTAACGGCCTGGACAACGAGAGCGCGGGTCTGCGCTTAGCCAAGAGGCTACGCGCGAGTGGTGTTCCTTTCGATCAGGTCGAGATCACCCCTAGCCATGTTCATATAGGCTTCAAGCCAGACGGCGTGGGCAACCGCGGCGAGATCATTTACGAAGGCATGAAGCCTGGGGCTAAAGCTCATGGTGTGCGTCTAGGTGGCGGAACGGACGCGGTTCCAGAGGGTTCTCTCGGGCCAGAGGAAATCGCCGCGCAGAAACCAGAGGAAGGGGAAGCCCCGACTGCCCCGGAGGCTGCGCCCCCGTCTGGTTTCCGGGCTTTTCTGGCCGACGAAGAAGGCTCCCTCAAGCTTCCTGACGACTGGGAAGAGAAGGTTGCTGGGCTCGGTGACGCAGCGAAGCGCGCGCTTATGGGCAAAGTTGCGGAGGGTGGCGAAGCTCGCTTTTCGGATGATGGCGAAGCAATTATGCGAACGGTCGCCCTACCGCCGGAGAAAGCGGGATGGTACGACAGCCTTAAGCAGTGGGGTGACACGGCCTATCAGTCGATCCTGGAGAAGAACCACTATGTAATGAAACTGACCCGCTTGGCGCAAGATGGGGGGATGTTGCCAGACGATGCGCAAGTTCCACTCCAGATGGCGCGCCAGGTAGAATACGCCAACAGCAAGGCTAGGGCCAATATCGACGGGGATATGACTACCCTGGATGGAAAGCTTATCGGCCCCGGAATGATGAAGGTGCTGGAACCGTTCAAGAACGAAACCGGCAACGTCACGTTCCAAGCCTATAACGTAGCTAAAGCCGCGCTCGAATACGCCGGTGCTAAGATGAAGCATCCGGTGGACGTTACAACGGCATTTAACTTCGTGTCGGATCATGCTGAGAAGTATGAAGAGGCGTTCCAAAAGATGGTTGCCATTCGCAATCAGTCTCTCCACTGGTTGACCGAGGCAGGAATACACTCACAGTCACAGTATGACGCATGGGTTGACGCGCATCCGAACTATGTTCCGCAGCAACGCGCACTCGATAACACCGTGGGAGCAAAGACCAGCCGGGGTATGGCTGCCTTCGATCCTGTCAAGACGCTACATGGTGACGGTGAACTGCCTATAAAGAATATCTGGCAACAGGATATGCAGCAGATCATGCAGCGCCGTATCCTGGCGACAGAAGCCATGGCGGGGAATTCTATAGGCGCTATGGCTCGCGACTTTGGTATTCTGGAGCCGACTGGGAAGGATATGTTCGTCCAACTGAAAGTCAGCGCTGCGGATATTTTCGCGAAGGACTACGCGCCAACCG